AGACCGTCTAAGAGTTCTGAGCTTATGGCTGGTTTTTCATTGACGATAAGCGGTTTTAGCCATGGCGGATTGATTTCGCCACCGCGGACCGTAGCCCGCCACTCATCACCTTCCTTCAGCCCCCAGAAACCACACATACTGACCCGCTATAATAACTGCGGCAGCGCTCACTAATTCACCTTGCCATTTGCTCAATACACTTTCCGTCCCCGTGGACTACTAACTCGACGCGCGGCTCCCCCCAACCTGCTCCGAAGCTCAGGAGCATAACGTCCCGTGTCGCAGGACCGGCTTGGTGCGGAGGTACTGCTCCTACCACAGAAGGTAGGGCGCGAAGGCTTTCGCCACAAGCCTCTTGGGGCTATAGGAAAGTGCATCCGGATTCTTGCGTTCCCGGTAGGGGCTCGAAGCCCCAGACCCTCTGGAGGGTCCCGAATCCTAAACGCATGACATACTGAAAAAGGAACCTTACCGACTAACCGATACGGGTATTCGTGTGACATTCCTGAGGGATCCAGACCGATGATCCCGACTAAAACAACTCATCTCCCAGCTGAAGCAGCTCCTGCGCAACTCATCAGGCGTAGCCACAGTTGACCTGTGGAAGAGAGCAAGGCGAAAGAGATGCGGGAGGTCCGAAATAAGATCTAAAGTTTCTGGCACCACGAACAAATCGCGACCCGACCAGCTCCATGGTAACATGGAGGCATGGATGGTCATCGATCCACGCGGATCGGCGAGCGTTCTCGGAAACAAACACTCGGTCACCATAGATCTTAAAGTGTTCATAGACTGGTTTAGGCCAGACAAATGACCACAATCTCGGACCCCGCTGGAGTTGACGAAAAGAGGGAGGTTGATAAGAAGGCGTCTGAGAAGAACGCTCGCGGTAAGACACGTAGTCAATGGATTCCCTGAAGGGTTTAACAGGAACACCTGTCCATTCGGTGACTAAGTCTCCCGCGACGTCTTTAGACATCCTGTCGAAAGTAGAGTACAGGGAAGCCTTTGGAGGCGGCCCCACAACCATTTCGACGGATCTCTTTACGCCTTTCTTTATGGTGGGTGCAGGCCCGTCGGTAAGGGCTCTGCGAAACCAGGATTTCTTGGAAAGGAGTCGATAATCTCTTTTAGACAGAGTAGACAAGTCTATCTGCCTGGCGGCGATCTCATAACGCATAAGACAATTCACGACAAGACTTTTAGTCTCGCCGCGGAATGTCGAAAGGCCAGAGAGCACCTCGGTCAAAAGACAACCAGGCTCCTTTCTATAAGGACGGAAAAAGGAAAGTACCGGTTTGGGCGCAAGCTGCCCCCGACGGATGAAGAAACTCTGAGAGTTCAAATCCGCCGAGATTACCGAGTAACCAGTCTTTTCAACATTGACGCGAAGACCATAAGTCGCAGTGACCTCTTTCCAGAGGGCAAAGAACTGACGATCACCTGCAAAGACGCAGTCGTCTCCGTTGAATCGACCTACTCGGTTTGCACCGGAACCACGGGCGATGTCGCTGGCGATGTCGAAACATGCCTTGTTCAAGAGGCAGAGGAGTGGGAAACTGACCAAGTTCCCCATCATGCTGCCTCTCTTTATAGGGCGAACCACCCCCGTGCAGGGATTAATCCATCGCAGATCAGCAAAGGATTCCCGCAATACCTTCCTCTCTTCCGTAGTCATCCTTACATCTTTCGAAAGTTCATCAATAATGACACTCACGGCCTCCAGGTAGATGCGATCAGTCGCGGAATCGTAATCCCCGCTGATTATCGCCTCTCCTGGCTGTCGATCACTAATGACCTTCAAGAAATCCTCCTTCTTCACATCCCCACGAACCAACCATCCGAAAGCGGATAGATGGTCATAAAGGGCATTGTGGACTGGCGTCAAGACCCGTTTGACACGGGCGGATTGCATCGTTACAACACGAAGCTTTCCCTTAGTCTTGGCTACTCCCAAGCGGACAAGCGAATTGTCGCTGGAGCATTTCGAAGGGTCGGCGGATAACGTGCCGCCCTCTCCCTGCGCCATCTCCAAACACCCCTGCTGGTCAGGGACGTATACACCACTCTCACTCCTCCTAATTCCCCCCTCCACACACTCCTTTCGAGCGTCTTCTAGACGTTCGCCCCACCCGACGGCGAGAGAACGGACATGCCTCCTCAACAACCAATAAGGATCATTACACCAACTGGTGTTCACCTTCTCAGGAGTCTCAGCCATCCGTTCTGCCCACTCGTCCTTGGCCTTCTGGCCCCTATCGTGATCACACGTCTTGCACGGAGCGTCAAATATGCGCTTGCAACTCTTGAGAGCTGAAGACATCTTCGACAGCCGAACTCGACGTCTTGTCTTGCCCCCCCCCGTGGAGGTAGGCATCTGGATCACTTTAGGGACACTAAGGTCCCAATCCTTCCTAAGGTCTAAACACGTCGCGCCTGTTAAATCAGGAAGCTCGCCCAGGAGTCTAAACTCCAGCTGGACGACGCGAAGTGCCTTAAGAAGGCCCCGCCTAATGGGCCCTG